CGATTGCAGCAAATGTTTGAATTTAAAACTGTTAGATATCAGTATGATGAGTGATTTATTGCCGAACTTCTAGGTGGGTTTCTAGGCTGTTTTGCGGTGGCTATGACACCTATTGGCCCGCCGTCGCGGACATGGCCCTGCGCTCGCTTCGATGCCGCCGACAATTCGCCGGGCCGGCGTCGCCCCTGCCTGCCCCAGTAAATAAAAAAAGTTTTGCGCATCCATGAATATACATGCGCCACATGCGCCACATGCGGTAACAAACATTACGTTGTTCAAGTATTGTCGCTGATTTTCTGATTGTATTCCCGCAAAGAATGCGCGCACGGTTCGGGCCTATTGTATAGGGGGCCGTCCGATGCTTCTTCAAACGTCTGATATTTTGGCGATGCTCGGGATGGAAACCGGGCGCTGGGCCTCGATCATGCAGCGCCACCACTATCCCGCCGCCCCACCAATGCCGCCGCCCGGCCGCGCCCGCGTGTTTGACCGAGACGACGCCGCCGCGTTGGCCTGCTTCGATCATCTCACACGCATGGGGTCCACGATGTCGCGGGCCGGCAAGGTCGCCGCCCAAATCCGCGAACTTCTGAGAACTTTGGGCGACGACACCGATTTCATTTGGGTCGTTCTCGGCCGATCCGATTCGCCACTTTTCGTGACCGCCGAGCGCCCGCCGCCGGATCAGACTGTGCTGGAATTTCCAATCGCCCACATCCGGGCCGAGATCGAGTTGTTCGTTCTGGGGAAGACCGGCGGGGCGGCGTCGTGACCACGCACCCGCAGCGCGTGGCCGAACGCGTCGGCGTCGAGGTGGCCGGCTTCCTGGCGAGCAAGGGGATCAGCCCGGCCGAGGCCCTTGCGCTGGGCGAGCAAGTCCGCCGATTCAGCCTCCGTGAGCCCTCGCGTTCGCATTTGTTCGTTTGCCGCGTCGTGGACGACACCGACGGCGCGCGGGTGCTGGTGGTGCTGCCGCACGTGCCAATCATCGGGGCGCGCCTGCTCTACACGATCACCGTGGCGGCCATGCAGGAGCGGGCTCGGCACTGGCTTGAAAACCGGAGCCGGCAGACCGCCCGCGCGCCAACCGACCCCGCAAAACAGGACGCGAGATAATGGCCAGCCTCCCCCAACTCATTGCAAAGCGGTCGAATCTCCGTGACCAGATGCGCGCGGCCCAGGCTGCCGCCGACGAGGCGGACCCGGCCGCAGGCACGATGACGCCAGAACAACAGACGGCGTTCGATCGGATGAAAGCCGCGCTGCTCGATCTTGAAAATGCCATCGCAAATCGCGCCGCTGTCGATGCGTTCGAGCGGGCCGAAGCGGGCGTCACCTTGCACGGCGGCGATAAACAGTATGAACTCGCCAAGCGATCGTTCCGGCCATGTGTCGCCCTGGCCGGGGCCGCCGGGCTGCGCGTGGATGACGGGGCCGAACGCGAGATCAGCGCCGAGTTGGCCAAGCGATCCGGCCGAAAAACCGAGGGTGTGCTGATCCCGTTTGAATCGTTTCATCGGCCGTTGGAACGCCGGGTGGTGTCTCCGGCCGGCACGGGCATTGGCATCATCGGAACCTACCTTGATGAAACGCAGTACGTTGACGCACTGAGATCGCACATCATCTGCGCCCGCCTCGGCGCGCGTTACATGACCGGGCTCACCGTCCAAACGGACTTCCCGCGCCTCTCAAACGTGGCTGTGGCCCAGTGGGTTGCCGATGGTGCCTCCATCACCACGGACACGGCCGAGTCGTTCGATAAGATCCAGTTGCGGCCGCATACCGTTGGCGGGATTGTCGAGTTCACCCGCAACATGCTGCTAACTTCGACACCCGCCGTTCAAGACGCTGTTCGCAACGATCTGGTGCAGGTGCTGGCCCGCGCAATCGATCTTGCCGCCCTGGCCGGAACCGGCGCGCCGCAACCGCTGGGCATCCTGGGCCAGCCGGGCTTGACCGTCATTCCCGGCGGCACCAACGGCGCCGCCCTGACATGGGCCGCCGTGCTGGCGCTGATCGAGGCTGTGCAATTGGGCAACGCCCCAGAAACCGCGCTGGGCTGGGCAGGCAACCCAAAAGTGCGGGCGCAGTTGATGGGGACGCTAAAATTCCCTGGCGTGTCCGGCAGCATGGCCGTCATGGACGATCCTGACGAACTGGGGGGCTATCCGTTCCTTTCGACCACCCAACTTGCGTTGAATACCAAGGGCACTGGCACCGGCCTTTCCACACTGATTTATGGCAGTTTCGATGAGTTACTTATCGCCATGTTCGGCGAGGGCGTCGAGGTGCTTCTCAACCCCTACGGCACCCCGCAATTTAGTTCGGGCAACGTTCAGGTGCGGGTGTTGGCGTCTGCGGATATTGCCGTCAAGCACGTCGCCAGCTTTGCCGCGATCACTGACATTGCCGCAGCGTAACGATGATCCCGGCGCGGTTCCCTGACGGCACCGAAATCCGCGCGGGCGTCGAGTTGCGCGTGGCCGCCGGCCGCCGGCTCGAAGGGTATGCGGCGCTGTTCGATCACCCGGCCGTCATCGGATCATTCACTGAGACGATTCGACATGGTGCTTTTTCTGGCACCCTGGCCCGGTCGAATTCGGATGTGCTGGCACTGGTCGATCACGACATGACGAGGCTGCTGGCACGGCAAAAATCCGGCACCCTACGGCTGGTCGAGGATGGGCGCGGGCTGGCCTTCGATTTGGATTTGCCAAGCACCGGCCTCGCCAATGACATTCTGGAAATGACGAGGCGCGGCGATATCGGAGGCATGTCATTTGGATTTCGGACGATCGCCGATGAATGGCCGGCCGCAGATCGGCGCGAGCTGGTCACGGCCGAGCTGGTCGAGATCAGCATTGTGCATTCCTTCCCGGCCTATTCCGGCACCACGGTCAATGCCCGCAACCGGACGCTGTGCGACGCCCTCGCCCTGGCCCGCCAGCGCCGCCGTTTCATGGATACGCTGTGATGGCAGGCCTGCTGTCGCGGCTCTTGCGGGCTGTGCCAAAGCCCCGCCCGGCCGCGCCCGTCGAGAGCCGGCGAGGCGGTGCCACGGTGTTCGCGGATTTCGGAGCCGGGCCGATCAGCGGGATCGGCAGTTTCGTGAATGTAAGGATGGCCGAGAACGTGGCGGCGGTGGTGGCTTGCGTGAACGCCATCGCCGGGCCGGTATCTTCCGTGCCCGCGCGTGTCATGCGCGAGATCGAGGGCGGCCGTGAACCGGCCCCAACACATCCTGTCTCCCGCCTGATCGAGGCCCCCAACGCCCGGCAGACATGGCCGGATTGGCTTCAGTTCACGATTGGCCAGTATTTGACACACGGAAACAGTATATCCCTCATCGAGCGCGATGACGCTGGGCGGCCAATAGCATTGATCCCGTTGCCTTGGCAGGGCATCCAAGTCCAGTTATTACAATCTGGCCGACTTGCATTTGACACAATGATGCAGACATTCCCCTGGTCCAGCACTGGGACACCGTTGCGCCGGCTGTTCGAGGATGAAGTCTTTTGGCTTAAAGGTAGAACTGATGACGGTTACTTAGGCCGATCTGTTCTGGCGAGGGCTCCGGCTGTGCTGAAGGCGGCGCTGGGCATTCAGGAAATGACTTCTACACTTTGGGATAATGCTGCCATCCCGAGCGGGATTATCAAGCATCCGGGCGTGTTAAGTCCCGAGGCGAAAACATCGATCGGCAATACTTTTGCAGAACGGTTCCAAGGCGCCAAGAATAGCGGCAAGGTTCCTGTTTTTGAAGAGGGAATGACTTTCGAAGCTACGGCAATGTCGCCCGAGGACAATGAAGTGTTACAGTCAAGGCGCTTTTCAGGCGAAGAGATATTTCGGCTGTTCGGCGTGCCGCCCCCCTTGGCCGGCGATTTTCAATTCGGTTCGTTCCAAAACGCCGAGACGGCCGGACGCTGGCACAGTTCTTTGTGCCTCGCCGTGCATTGCCGTGCCATCGAGGCGGAATTTCAACGTTCCTTGTTCGGTGCCGATAGCGACTATCACCTGATGATTGACCTATCCGGCCTGCAACGAGGCGACGACGCTGCGCGATGGCAGACTTACGCGCTGGCGATTGAGAACGGGATTTTGACCGTCAACGAAATTCGCAAGATCGAGGGTTTCAACCCCCTGCCGCCTGGTGGTGTTCCGCCCGGTGCTGCGGCTGGGACCTCCGGCGGTGCCCCAGGCGGCCCCGCCGGAGGCTTCCCGAGCCCGTCGTCGTTGAACCAGCCGAAGCCCGGCCGGCCGGTTGTATGAGTGACGCCCGCACCCTCACCCTGACCGTGCCCCGGCATGATGATGGCATGCCGGTCAGCCGGGCCGATGCGCTCCGCGCGGCCTTCGTCGAGGTGGCGATGAGTAGCCGCGATGATCCGACGATCGCCGCCGCTTGGCTCGTGCTGCCGTCCGGCGAACGGGTGGACCTTTCCGGCCTGATCGAGGCGGACGCCATGACCATGCACTGACCCTGAAACGGCAACGGCCCCGCCATGAACACGGGGCCGCTTTGCCAGCAGAGGATTTCACCAAATGGACGCTACGGCATTTCCACCGCCCAACGCCAGCAGATTGAACGGCACAGGCAAGCCGCTCGGCATAGAGGTGCTCACGCCTGCTGAAATTGGCCCCGGCCAGCATCGGCCCTACGTCGTCAAGGGACTCATCGCGCGCCGCGACCACGCCATCGCAATGGGCCAGCCGGGTTCCGGCAAATCCGCCTTCGTGCCCTATGTGGCCTATGCCGTGGCACAGGATCGCCCCGTGTTCGGCCGCCGTGTCGCTGGCGGGCCTGTGGTCTACCTCGCCGCCGAGGACGGGCACGGCATGAAAAACCGCGTCCGCGCCCTGATGGGCCGCCACGGCGACGCGCCGGACTTCCACCTCATCCCGATGCCGCTGAACCTGTCCGACGCCAAGGCGCGCGACGCGCTGGCCGATCTGATTGCCGAAATCGAGCCGGTCCTCGTTGTGGTCGATACCATCGCCAAAGCCTTTCCCGACATGATCGAAAATGAAAGTTGGAGCATGGGGCCGACCGTGGCCAAGCTGCGCGACCTTGCCGGTGACACCGAGGCCGCCGTCTGGTCAGTGCACCATGTCGCCAAGGATGGAGGCACGAGCCCGCGCGGACACGGCTCACTGGCTGGTGACGCGGATGTGACGATGCTGATTGAAGGGTCCGGGGCCGAGACCCGGCGCGTCCGCCTGGGGAAGAACCGCAACGGCCCGGACGACATCACGTTCAGCTTCGAGGTGGTGATCGACACGCTCGGCATGGATGACGACGGCGATCCGATCATCGCACCCGTCGCCACCGAGGCGGAGGGAGGCAGGCTGTTCATGGCCAAACATGAAGGCAAACTGTCAGACCGTAATGCGGTCTTGCTACGGCTGATCCGCGACATTGATCCAACGATTTTCAAGCCGGTTGCCCCTGCCAATGGCATGGCGGTTTTGCCAGCGTTAGAGCGACAAATGCTGATACGAGTTTTGATCGTGCAAGGCTGGTTCCCGGAACCGTTCCTGAGACAAAATCCCCAGCCCACGGGCGAGACGTGGGGATTATCGCAGGAGGGCCAAAAGATGCTGTATCAGGCGCTAACTACATTGAAAAGACGTGGCTTTCTGAACTTCAACCGCCCCTATATCTGGATGCTTGGACATTAACTCCCCGTAACTCCCCATATAATCCCCATCGCTTCGCAGTCCGGCCCTGAGACGCAATCCGCAAATCCCCATATCCCCCGGTCCTTTAGGACCGGGGAATGGGGATTTTGAAGTCAGGGGAGGCAAGGCAAAGGAAGAAAGAGATGAGCGACACCCCGCTTCGCACCTTGGATACGAGTTTGCCGGCGACGCTGGCGGCCATCGAGGCCGACCCGCTTGCGATCATCCGCGCGGTCATGTGCCGCGTACCCGACCTGTCATCGAATGGGTTCCGTGCGCCGCGCGTACCAGGGGCGGCCACGTTCGATACGTACCGCGACGAGATGACCACCCCGGATTGCGTCGCGGAGTTCATCCGTGCTGCGCAGTTCATTGCGCAGCATCCGCGATGCAGTGGCCCCGGCCGGATTTCGTCATATGGATGGAAACACGCGGCAGAGAGATGGCACATGCGCCGGAATGACCAAGACAGAGGGGCCAGCTATATCAGTAACGGAATGTTCTTGGCTGCTGCCTATGCCATGGGCTGCAAGGTGAAGCAGGAGCGAGCTTCGCCAAACGGCAAAATCAATCTTGTTGGTAAGATGCCCTGGCAATGATGAGGACGTGGCCGGATGCCGTGCGCGATATCAGCGGAATTCTCCATGGTCCAAATCTGGACCATGGATGGTTTCGTGAAATTCGAACCAAACATGCCAGCGTGACGGGTCGCATGGATCGATCTTTCGACATGACACGCGACGGCTTCACCCTTCTGACAATGGGCTGGACGGGTGCCAAAGCGATGGCGCTACGCTGCCGCTGGTCATGGTCCTGGCCGGCCGCAACCTTGACCCCGAACCACCGGGCACCATCTGGCGCGATGGGTGATAGAGCGGGAAATCTCTGTAGGCTCGCCCCTGCGGACCGCCCCCTCAAACGATTTTTCCTATGGCCAATGCTGGCCAGAACCGGAGTGACCAAAATGCGGCGGCTCACAGACGACCAGAAACGGATGCGCGGCACCCTGCGGCCCCACCGCATCCGCGCCACGACGGCCTACAAAACCGGCGAAAAACTGACACAAGATCAAGAAATTCTGCTCGATCAGCCGGGCGACTGGCCCGACGATGTGCTCGCGGTCTACCGCGATGCCGTCATCAATGCGCCCTGGCTTCAGGCCGCTCACCGTCCACTTTTGACCCTGTGGGCTGCTCATTTCGTGACGTTCCGCACCGCTTCGGCCGAGTTGGCCGCCGCGATGGCCGACTCCGTTGGAATGGCCGCGCCCGGATCGGCCACCGCCCGCGCTGCGCTGCTTTATTCTGGCATTGCCGCCGATGCCGAGCGGATCATGGCCCAGGCAGCCAAGCTCCTGGGCTTCACGCCTGCCGCCCGCGAACGGCTGGGGATCGTGCTGGCCTAGCCGCTTTACGCCGCTCTACGCCGCTCTACGCCGCCGCCTGGGCCATCGCCACCACCGAGGGGCCAGCGCCCGGCACGACCAGCCCCAACGCCGTTGGAGCGCCTTGCAGCACCATCTCCGCCCATGCCTGGTGCAGCGCCCGCCGCCGCTCGATGTGCTCGGCCCGGTTGTAAACGCCCTCGATGGCTGAGACCTCGCCGCCGCGCGAGTGTGCGAGCATGAGGTCGATAATCTGCCGGTCGTTCGGGTGGGCCTCGTTCATGATGGTCGAAAACGTTGAGCGCCAGCCGTGCGGCACAATCTCAGGTTGCACAAATGGTTTCTTGATCCCGGCGCGCTCGTAAAGTTCCTGCAAGGTCGATTGTCCGACGCTGGTGGCGTGGCGTTTGCTGATGGTGAAGATGGCGTCCCCCGTCGAGACCAGCCGCGCCGCCCGGATCACCTCGACGGCTTGCCGCGAGAGAGCCACCGTGTGAGCGCGGCCCTTGTCTTTGTGCCCCTTCATCCGCTCGGCCGGGATGGTCCAAAGCGGGTTCGGCCCATCGAGGCCGCTCATTTCCGACATACGCGCGCCGAGGCATTCCATAGAGCGAACGGAAGTCAGCACCAAGAACCGACTGGCGAGTAAAATCATCGGGTTGGTGCGGGTGGCTTCGATGATCGCCAGCAATTCCCTGGCGCGTTCGATCTTGGCGACGGCCGGGCGGGGCGTGATCCGCCTCGCCTGCACAACGTCCGAAAGCGGTTCGCTGGGGTCCGCGTGAATGGCTCCTTCGATCCTGGCGCGACGGAACACCCCGCCCACATCCGCCAGCGCCAGCTTGGCCGTTCCCGGCATCGTCGCATCGAGTTTTTCGATCCAGCCGATCAGCATTGATGTCGTAATATCCGAGACCGGCAAGTCACCAAAAACCGGGAACACATGGTTCCGAAGCCGGCCTTCGATGGCCGTGCTTGTCTTTGGCTTCCATCCGGCTCTCTTATTGGCAATCCAGCGTGCCGCGACCTTGCGAAATGTTGTTTCATTTTCGGTCTTTGCCTTCAGGAGATTGGCCTTCTTGGCCTGAACCGGGTTTTTGCCCTGGCGCGTCGTCGCCCGGACTTCGAGCGCGATCTCTCTGGCGCGCGCCAATGTCACCAAAGGGTAGGAGCCGGCGGAGTAGAGGCTGCGCTTGCCGTGCAGGTGGTAACGCACCTGCCAGAGCTTGGTGCCAGCCTCCGGGTTGCGCTTCGAGGGCGACACCAGCAAATGCAACCCGCCTTCGTCGGTCATGGCGTAGGCGGTGGCCCTTGGCTTGGCGTTGCGAACCTGGGCGTCAGTTAGGCGAGGCATGTTGTGAGCCTTTCGAGCCGATCTGGCCAACCCAAATCTTAGCGCGATTCATAGGCTGTTTCAAATGGGCTGCAATGGCAATTCATGGTGCGGATGGAGATAAAGGGGACGAGCTTTTTCAAAAATTCCCAACGTTTACAAGATAATTGGCGACACATACGCACCATGCGTCGCCACCAGTTTCATGCCGGATGCTTGCGGTCGACATGCGGGTGCTGAAGCCGGGGACTCCGTTGGGATATGAGCCGCCGAAGCCGGTGGTTTTGAAGCCACGGGTGCGAAAGCCGCGGCCGAAGGTGGATTGG